CGACGAAGTATGCCGTTCGCCGCGGCAAAGTCAGATCGGCGGCAGTTGCCACATAAAACACCGCGCCGGCGAAAGCGCCAAAAACGACACCGTAATCAGTACCAGTCAGAAGCCCATAAAGACTGGCCCCGGTTAAGGCGCTGGCCGCCGCAGCGGACCCGGATACAGGTTCGGACATTAAGCCCCCTCGTTTGCTGTAAGTCCTCTCAGTGCTGAGGGGAATAAAAAAGGCCGCCCAGATGGCAGCCATAAAAAGGAAAACCCCGCTGAAGCGAGGTTTTTAAAGCGGATTAAGTTCGTGTCAAAGTGACCATACTTAACAGACTACTGAACTTTTTGCGTACGCGTTAGTGAAACTTACGAAATTATAATTTATGCTGCTTATTGCTCCCCCTTTTACTATCTTGTCAATCAAGGACAGAAGATGAAAGTTAAGTGCCTGGGTTTTTCTATAACCAATGAAAATGAAAACATTAATACCGCTGATGTCTTTGCAAAATTTATAACATCCTCCGAACGCGTACATCATGGTACTGATCAGTCTCGTCAAATTTTAATGAAAGATGATGGGGATTTTTACAGTGGTTTAGTTCTAACATATAGAAACCAAAAGAAAAACTGCAAATCGAAAATTGAGAATGGAAAATTTCAATTAAAGGTTGAGGATTTAACAGGTGATGAGAAATTAGTTAGCTTTAATTTTTTTAGCCTCAAAAAAAGCAATTTAAAAGGGTTATTTATGTATCATCACGGCTCATGCCCAATTAGTGGGCTATTTAATAACCTGCAAACAATGAGCAATGAGCATATCCGTGAAAAAAATAAATTGGAAATAGAACAACTCGGAACAAAACCAAAACAAAAACATATCAAAGCTGTCAATAAAAAATATAATAAAAGGCTTGAGTTTAATATACTGGTTACAAAAAAAGACGTTCAAAGCATACTTTCGGAATTTAAGAAAATAAATTCAGCTGTATTCAAACTTAATTATATGGACTTCAAAGGTGGTCCTATGACTGCGGTCGAATCTTTTGCAAAGACAACCGACATTGTATTCAACATAGAACCAGCGGAGCGTTCAAAGGTCGGAATATTATCTCAACGCCTTGCTGATGTATATAAAAATGTAACTCAGATAGCTAAAGCAAAAGTAATTGCAGTTGATCACTCAAATCAAGAAAGAATTGTAAACTTCATGAACTGCCCCACCTTTTTTGACGAATATGATTATGACTTCATTGCAGGCCATGTTGATGGACTATCTAACGATAACTACACAACCAATGCTGTTCTTGATATAATTAAAGAGCAAATATTGAATGGTAAAAATAAAAATGTGTTTAATTAGGGCGTTAACAAGATTTCCCGTCTGGCTTCAGTATCTACTGATAGTTATGACATCCATGTTTGCGCTGCTAGCGTTAGTATGGCTTTACCGTGAAACACCGGAAGTTAGTATAAAGTTCCATGAGTTCTATCATAAAAATTTACGTGGATATCTATTTTCTGGTTTCATTTCTGTGGGTTCTTTTTTACTGAGCCTACATACTTTTGTAATTGTGAACCTTAAGGACAAACTATTTTCGACAGATGCATACAAAGAAAGCTATAGTAAGTTAATGCAGATAAACAAAGATGACATTGAAGAGGAGCAGCTTTATAAACCTTTAGATAATTTATCAGCATTCATTAACACATCCATTTGGCTATCAATTTTAACAGCCATATCGCAGTTCACGCTTGGGTTGTCGACAAATCTCTATGCGTGTATATTTTGCGTTTGGATAGCTATTCTCACGGTTATGTTTATGCTTCACTGTTTAATAATCATAAGAGAAAACATTAGGATCCTTCTTAAACAAAAAGGGTAGCCTCACGCCACCCTATACATTAATTAATTGTCGATATCACCCCATCTATAAAACCTAATGCTGCCTGCAAATCCTTTCTAATAGTTCCATCGGAACATTTTCTCTTTTTGGCAATAGTTCGCAATGAAATTCCCATGACGAAGTGCGCGATAATTAGTTCATGCTCTTCTGGTTTATATTTGCGAAGCCGGGCTACGCATCCATCGATCATAATGCCTTCATCATCATCGCATTGAAGCCGAGATTTCTTACCGTGCGGCAGGAGCCCTTTGAACCCGGCGGCAATTGGTTGCCAGTCCACTCCGCTATGATCTGAAGCAGCCCAGGCACCCCACAAATCCATTACTTCATACATATCACGCATTCATTATCTCCACTCTTACGCCAGCGCGCCGATAGCCAGTGCGCGATCAATAAAACGAACCAGCAGCACCAGCTGGCTGCCATGCTTTTCTTCAAATGCCACGGTGTCAGCGTGCAACGCGTCGTGATGCGCTCTGCAAAGCGGGATCACAAACAGGTCGTGCGCCTTCGTACCCATCCCACCCTGCCCGTGGCCTATCAGGTGATGGGGGTCGTCTGCCGGGTTGCCACAGCACATGCACTGCTGCGTTTTAACCCAGCGGGTGTACTTCTCATTCTCCCAGCGGCGGCGCTTCGGGCGCAGCATGAAGGATTCCGGCGTTTCCGGATCCACATTCAGCGCCAGCACCTGCTTAGCCACTTCATCGACTATCTCGCGCCCGAGGCGTTCGCCCGGTACCAGCTCTGTTTCGCGGGTGACGGAGCGTATCACCGGCTTCGGCATCCTCAGAACCTGCCGGGCGGCATCTTCCGGCAGGGCCTCGGCCAGGCCATTACGCGCGAGCCACCAGCAGAACTCCGGCAACGTGAGCGTATGAGAATCGTCGAAACCCAGTTCACGACGGGCGGTGGTGAGGATGTAAGCCGCGCAGTTCGCTCGCGCTATGTGCGCCAGCTGCTCTGTAGTCTGCTCACGCAGCTGGTTATCGCAGTGCCAGCACAGGCGAAGCGCGCCGGGCGCATGACGCAGCGTGGTAAGGTTTTCAGCGTGCCAGTCCTCATGCGGCCACTGACAGCCACCGTTTTCCATCAGCCAGCTTTCAAGTCCACCGATGCCGCCGGCTCGGCGCAGCACGGCATCGTTTTCAAAAACACCGGCGAGCGCAGGATCTTCTGCCAGCGGCTGCTCTGCTGGTGGCAGTTCGCCGTTGGGCATACCTGCCAGGCGCTCCGGCTCATTTTCCAGCAGCATGCGCCCACGGCGGAAGTGCATCAGCAGGCTGGCGCCCGGCCTGAACATGACGAGGCCCAGCTCTGCAACGACGATAGGATTGAGCAGTGCCCTCATTTAATAGTTTCCAGTGTTGTCGGTTTGAACATGCTGATCGTGATCTCGACGCTGCCGCCCTTCACTATCGGTCCCCACTCCACCAGCATCCGTTTCACCTGGCTGTCGTCCTCCCACACGCCGGCATGCGTCAGCGCATCGAAAAGCGCTTTGTTGTAGTTGTCGATGTCCCGGCGGCGCGCGTCGGGCGGAAAAAGCAGGATTTCTACTGCTGCGGGCTCGTTCGACGGCTTCGGCAGGCGGCGCAACTGCTCAAGGATTGCTGCACATGCTGCGCTCTGGTATTTGCGACCATCGGCACTGATGAGATGGCGGCCCTTGAGCGGCCCCTTATTCGGAGCGCGCCAGTAGGTGTTCACGCTCGGGGGAAATGGCAGCGTGAGTTTCATACCGCAACCCCGCGCATTTTCAGGAAGGAGATCGCCTGGTCTCTCGCATATTCTTCACCGGCCACTAGCGAGCGCAGCAAAGAGATAGCTTCATCTTCCGCGCCCTGGCTGCTGATGGAGATGCCGCGGCACACGCCTGGAAAAAGGGTGATCGCGCCTTTACGCTGAAGGGATTGCAGCACTTCAGTTGCCGCGTTCGGCGATGCTGCGCCCATCAGTTCGGCAACCTCCTTTTGCGTCGGAGGGATCCCATGCTCCTTATGGAAAGCCACTATCAGACTCAGTATTTGCTGCTGGCGGGCGGTTAACAGGTTCTTTTTCACACTGCCTCCTCAGAGAATGGCCACGATGTCAGCAGCGTTTTCACGCGTGCTGGCTTTGCTGGAAATGGACCGACGGGCGCTGACGTGATGCAGCGTGAATCCGTGCTGCTCGTAGAGCTCGATAATCCGTGGCGCCGTTGAGTTGCTGATCACCACCCGTGCACCGCGCTGATGCGCCGCAACACAGGACTCCACCAGCGCCACCTGATCTGCCCAGACGAAGCCACCGGCGGCATAGTTCGTGAAACCTGCCGTACCCGGCAGCGGCTCATAGGGTGGATCGCAGTAAACGACATCGCCCTCGCCCGCCAGCGACAGCGTGCGGCGGTAACCGGCGTTCATGAAAACGCAGTTGGGCGCCACAGCAGCAAAAGCCAGCAGCTCTTTATCCGGAAAATACGGGTTGGCTTTTTTACCCCAGCCAACGTTGAACTCGCCGGCGCGGTTATAGCGGATCAAGCCGTTGAAGCAGTGCCGGTTCAGGTAGAGGAATGCGGCGGCACGCTCCGGTCCGGTCATCAGCTGCGAGTTGAATGCCTGACGAACGGCGAAGTAACTCAGCTCGTCACTCATTTCGGCAAACAGCTGGCGCGCCAGCACCGTTACCTTCTCTGGCAATACGGCAAGCATCTGATAGAGGTTAATCAGATCCGGATTGGCATCTGCCAGCAGGAAGCTTTCATGCTTATCGGAGTTGAGGAAAACCGACCCGCCTCCGACAAACGGCTCAACAAGCCGGGCGCCCGCCGGAATGAGGCGATCCAGTTCAGGCATCAGCGAATATTTACCGCCAGCCCATTTCAGTAATGGACGCTGCCATACGCGCAGTGCCGGTTCTGCCACTGACAGTGCTGCTGCCGTATCAGCCATCATGAGCGGAACCCCGAGTTTTGCGGCAGCGAGTAATCGACGTTCTGGAATGTCGCGCGGGAAGCGGTGCTGCTGACCCACTCACCGTTGCGGCGCGCCGGGCGCCCTGCTTCGTTCCACTTTGTCGCGGCCTGCAGGTAACCGGGAAATTTACTCGGCAGGAAAAGCGTGGTCGGGCGCAGGTATGTCGCCATCTGTAAATCTGCGCTCCACTTCTCGTTGGTGTAATCCACGACAAGCTTCAGCTCTTCAGCGCTGAACCCTTCACCCAGGCGAGCACGGATGTGTTCCAGCGACGTCTTCGAAACCTGGTACCGCGATCCGGTTTGCTGGTTCAGGTAAGTCAGAACCTGTTTAGCCTGGTCAGTAACCCTCACCGCATCGTCGGGTTGCGCAGCAACCGGACAGAAAGGGTTTTGATTTTTATCTGATGGATCTTGTTTTGAATTTACTGACGGATCCCCCTCAGATTCTGACGGGTGAAAACCGCCGTTTTTGCCAGATTTCGACGCGTCAGATTTTGAGGCGTCAGAATTTGACCCGTCAGATTTTGAGGTGTCAGATTCTGACAGGTGAGAAAAGGCAGCGGCCTGAAGCTTTTGCACGTTGAGCTGATAGACGTTCGACGCGTTACGGTTGCCTTTGCGGCGCTGCTGACGGGAAAGCCAGCCATCCTGCTCAAGCTTGCCGATCGCCGTACGCACGGTGCTTTCACCCGCACCAAGCTGGCGGGCGATGGTCTCGATAGAAGGCCAGCACACGCCGTCGTCGTTGCTGTAGTCGGCCAGGCGCGCCATGATGGCAACGCTGGTCAGCTTCATGCCAGCTGCGGCACAAACGTCCCAGACATAGCCTTGTAATTTAGTGCTCATGGTCGTCCTTTATTTCTCTGAAATCGCGCTTGAAGATTTGGAGTGGTTTGAAGCATTCGTGAGGGTAGTCACTCCGCAGATAGATAACGCGGCGCGATTCTGGCTCCCACCGAATGACACGGACGGGGATGCCTCGTCTGTCACGAAACCACCTGTCGAGTTCTCGCATTCGGCTTTCTCCGCCTGGCTGTTAAAATCACCTACAACCCACTCAGCAAACGGGTAGCTGACAGGCTCAACAGCGCCCTGTACTCTTACCCCATACACGAACTGCACCGGGCTTTTACCGCCGGTAACAGGAAGCGCTACAAGTTGCGACCTGCGGTACTGTGTTGTTAAACTGTTCATGCGTAGGTATCTCCACACTTTGATCGACACGCCACGACGCCAGGGGCTGCAACCCGCTGGCGTCACTTATTTTTGCGGCTGAATAACGCGATAATCGCGGCAATTTCTTCCTCACGCACGGCCATATGGCGGCGGTGATATTCCATAATTTCTTCGGCTTCATCCTGCTCAATCACTCCATCTTCCAGCGCCTGCTGAATAATCTGGTCGACGTGTCCGCGCGCTGCTGCTGTTCTCATCGAACGGCTGAAAAGGTCAACACGATCGAGATCTTCCATGCTCGGCTGCTCCACCAGCAGGCAACCGCGGCGCCGCGCAAAGTAGTCAGCCAGGCAAGAGGTGTTAGAGATGTCTTCCATCGCTTCCAGCTCGGAGGCCTCAAAGAAACGGCAGCCGTTTTTCTCGTACAGGTTGTTGTTGAACTGCGTCACGCTCATGCCAAGCGCGCCAGCCATCGCCTCGCGTCCGCCCGGGTAGGCTTTACACATCGCCTTCACAACAGTCTTTAAGGTGTGCTCTACCATCTTGTTTTTCCTTTGGTAGTTATCAAATGGCGGCTTTGACAGTAGAGTCTGCATCACCACCGAGATCGTCTTTAGATGGATAACGGCTCGGGTAGAGAATGTGTAATTCACTAATCTCGCCTTGGAAAAAGAGGGCAAGGCGCTCGGCAAGCTCAACTGATGGGACCTGTTCGCATCTTTCGATTCGGCTAAGCGTTGCCGGGTCAACCTGTACGCCTATCGCGACATGCGAAAGAGTCATACCGTGCGACTTACGCAACTTTCTTAATGGTGATTGCATAAAACCTCCTTAATTTGCGTAATACGCATATTATTTCATGCTAGCAGATTGCGCAAGTTGCTTTGCATGAGGCGCAAAAAGAACATGTAATGGGCGCATGAACATAGGAAATCGAATCAGACAACTTCGCCTGGCGAAGAACATGAAAATCACACAGCTCGCCGATGCTGTGGGGGTGGATGCTGCCAATATTTCCCGGCTTGAAACCGGTAAACAAAAGCAGTTTTCTGAACAGACACTTAACCGCCTTGCTCACGCTTTGAACGTCAGCCTTCCTGACCTATTTATTTCTTCGGAAAATGAGTCTACTGTATTTATAAACAGTAAAAATGATTCATCAAACCGAAAGGATATTGATGTGTTTAGAGTCGAGGTACTTGATGTGAGTGCTAGTGCTGGCAAGGGTCATATACAGGGAAGCGATGTAATTGATGTCATCCATGCGATCGAGTACAGCAGCGATCAGGCACTGACGATGTTCGGGGGTAGAACATCCTCTGGCGTTAAAGTGATTAACGTTCGTGGGGATAGCATGGCCACAACTATCGAGCCCGGCGATTTAATTTTCGTAGATGTGAACGTTAATGAATTTGATGGTGATGGTATATATGTCTTTGGATTTGATGGGAAAATATACGTCAAACGCTTACAAATGATCCCTGACCAGCTCCTCGTTATTTCTGACAATCCGAAGTATCGAGAATGGAACATAGACAAAGAAAATGAGCATCGCTTTCATATCTTCGGGAAAGTGCTCATAAGCCAGTCCCAATCCTTCAAGCGTCACGGTTAATCACCTTACTCCAAATGACCTCATTCTGAGGTCTTTTTTTGCCCCTTTAATTGCGTATTGTGCAAATTATAGTTGCGTTACTCGCAATTCCTGATTATCTTTTAATTCACGGCGTATGGCACATGCGTCGAAGCGGTCCACAGCCTCCCTTACTGCATTGGGCTTGTGGGTAGCCGGAATGTGCAAGCCAGGCATGCGCCATACGGCGACTCACCATCGCGGCGATACGGTGTGACACCTCGGAAGAGACGAGGACGCAACAGGAGAGAGCATTGGTTGGAACGCACATAGAAGCTTCGTTGTCGGGGCCAGTGGCTGGGGAAGAATCCAGTACAAACCGACCGGCGGCCAGATCGGTGCCAGGTTACGCAGTGCTCTCCCCGTTGTGGTGAATGCGGCTCAGCGCGCGCGGGACAGTTAACAACGTCTTTATCAGGTGGTTTGGTACCCGATCGCAAGTAACTGGATGCGATCACCGGGAGGCACCCGGCACCACAAAGAATAAATGCAACGTGTAGTCATTGGCGGCATCGGATCTTATTTTCCCGTGAAGGTGCCGCACTTTTTTTCGCATAGATGCAAGCGCGCTCCGGCACTCTCCCTCAAGTGTCTGGTCGTTAATGCAACTCCTTCCGGAGCGCGCTTACATCTGTGTGGAGATACCAGGCGGTTGCAGCCGCCCGCTTCATTAAGCGCCCTTCGCTTCTCCGGGCGTTTATTAAAGCGAACCCATTTTAATTAATCGCCAGCCGGCGAGGGATTCGTGCAACCAAAAATCGCGCGTTGCAGCGCGCAGGAGATACCAACATGCGAATGAATGCCAAAGAGCTGATCGCCGACGCCAGAGTGACAGCTCCTACTCTGCCACCAGCAGCAGCAAAGTTAATGACCGCTATGGCAGACCGCCTCGATGTTCAGTTCGTGGCGCTGTGCGAATCCCGGAACGAGGTAAAGCAGCTGGCTGGAGAGAATGCTCTGATGAAGTCTGCTATTAAGACTCACAGCGAATCGGTCCACTTTTGCGTGGGTTGTGGCAAAGATGATCCATGCAGCAATGACGATGTTTGCTATGCACTCGAAGAAACTCCAGCCACTGATGCATTCCTCGCCTCCCTGCGCGCAGAAGGGGTGGAGATGGCATTTGAAGCAGCGAAGCCGGAAGTGGCTAAAGAGTTCCAGCGCGAGACGTTTGATCAATGCGTGACGGCAGCGGTGAAATACCCTCAAAGCGATGTGGCTGGCAAGGTGGAAATGCTCGCTTGGCTTGAATGGTTCGCCGCCCAGCTCCGCAGCAAATCGGAGGTGCAGTCGTGAGTGAACTTTCAATCCTCGATATGTGCTGTGGCAGCCGCATGTTTTGGTTCGACAAGCAGGACGACCGCGCAGTGTTTAGTGACATCAGAGCTGAGCAGCACACGCTATGCGACGGGCGAAGCTTGGTCATTAGCCCTGATGTGATCGCCGACTTCCGCGCGCTACCGTTCGCTAATTCATCTTTCCCGGTTGTGGTATTCGATCCGCCGCATCTCGATCGTGTCGGCGAAAACGCCTGGATGGGTAAGAAATATGGTCGGCTTAACAAAGAAAGCTGGCGTGACGATCTGCGCGCAGGCTTCAAAGAAGCCTTCCGCGTCTTGCGGCCACACGGAGTGCTTATCTTCAAATGGAACGAAACACAAATACCGGTGAGCCAGATTCTTGCGCTTACTGACCAAAAGCCAGCTATCTGGCAGCGCACAGGCAAAGCCGATAAAACGCACTGGGTGATATTTGTAAAAGGTAACGCAGGAGAAAGCCAATGATCCATTTCCATGGCGGCCCAATAACTCCTGATACCTGCGCTTTGAAAGCGTGGAAAGCTCGTCATGCTTTCATCAGCTTTGCTAACGCCGGTCAGTTGCCGCTGGCAAGTGAGGTGTGCCAGTCATTCGCCCTGGATAACGGTGCCTTCAGCTTCTGGACTAAAAAGCGCGTCGTTAACTGGCATGAATATTACGCCTTCGTCGCGCGCTGGGGTAATCACCCTCGATTCGCTTTCGCTGTCATTCCGGACGTCATCGGCGGCAGTAGTGAAGAGAATGACGCTCTTATCGCTGAGTGGCCACACGGGAAATTTGCTGGCGCTCCGGTCTGGCACATGAATGAACCAGACGAGCGCTTCATCCGGTTATGCCGGGACTTTCCACGAGTGTGCATTGGAAGCATGGGCGAGTACGACGCAAAACGACCGCGCCGCTGCGTTGCCAGATTACGTGACCTGATCCGACACGTTGTCGATGAGAACGGCTACCCGATTACAAAATTACACGGCTTACGAATGCTGAACGCCGACATTTTCAGGCACATCCCTTTGTCCTCTGCAGACAGCACCAACGTCGCGCGCAATATCGGGATCGATAAAGCCTGGAAAAAATCAGCCTATGCGCCAGCAAGTAAAGAGACGCGGGCTGCGGTGCTTGTTGAACGCATTGAATCAATGAACAGCGCCAGCTCACTGAACTATGACGCCGGGCGCGACAGGTTTATGCCACAACTGGCCTTCGAAATTTAAGGAGTCAGCATGACAGCAGAAATCATCGACCAGGCCAACGAGCTGGTAGAGCTCACCATGGAGCATGCCTTACAACGCATTCGCATCGACCGTGACGCAGTGTCTTCTGAGCAGTGCGAAGCGTGTGGCGTGGACATTCCTGAAGCGCGCCGCGCTGCTGTTCCGGGCTGCAAAACCTGCGTGGATTGCCAGCAGCTGCAAGAACTGCGGGGAGGTAAACATGCTCGCTAAATTAATCGGGCTGCTGAAAGGCACCAGGCCGGAAAGCACAGAGTTCGATTACACCCGGCAGCACTGGGGCCATGCCCTGCATTTCGTTCGCGGCTTCAAGCCGAAGGGGAAAATGGAGATCACCGGCCATTTCTTTGGCGCCGGGCTCATTCACGCGAAGAAGCCCAAGAAAGGCGACACGTTCACTATCGCTTTGACCGGCAACCGGACCGGCGTCCTTTGCATAAAGGCCATCGAGTTCTACCGCGATCCGAGCGATATGTTTTACGCCACTGTTACTTTCGAGGGGTTGAAGCCATGACTAACAACGACGAGCTGGCGCTGAAGCTCAAACAAACAGCGCAGTTAGTTCACGATAACGAGCAAATTTCCAACTACGGAAAGCTCGAAGCCTGGAAGGTTCGTTTTCGTCATACCGCATCCCCAGCCAACATCCTAGCCCTGCTGGCAGAGCGTGACGCCTACAAGAAGCGCATCGCTGAGTTTCAACGTCAGGAGCATTACCGTACACGCCAAGCGGTGATCGATGGCCTCGCGGCTTCTGGTGAGTGCTGGGATGACATCAAAGAATACATGGAGAAGTGGGACGCTGAAGCGGAGCGCATCAAACTGGAAGTGGGGGAGTAGGTATGGCACTCACGAAAAAACAACGCGCCGAACTGCGCATGAAATTTGGTGGACGTTGCGCGTATTGCGGCTGCGAATTGGCGGAAAAAGGCTGGCATGCTGACCACGTAAAGGCCGTTCATCGTAAGTTAGAGATTGATGAGGATGCGCAGCGATTGGGGAAATGGAAACTCAGGCAGACAGGTGAATTTTATATTCCGCAGAATGACAATCTGGAAAATCTTTTCCCGGCATGCGCGCCATGCAACTTGTTTAAGTCTGTTTTTGACATTGAAGAATTTCGTCGCCAGATAGCATTCCAGGCTGGCCGAGCACTGAAAACCTCAGTTAATTTTCGCACTGCTGAGCGTTTTGGCATTGTGCAGATAATCGATAAGCCGATTGTTTTCTGGTTCGAACAATATCAGCAGCAGGAGGCCGTATGACAGCACATCTGAGCCGGCAGCGTCTGGAAGAGAAACTGCTTGAGCACATCAAACACGGTGGGGATTCCGAAGAGGAAACGATGATCCGCATGCTGCTGGCGGGAATGGACAGCAAGGCAGTTGCGAAGGTTGAGACTGTCGGGGTTTGTTGGTACGCAGATAACGGCGTACCTCGCAAGCCTGCCGTTGGTGCGGAGCTCTACGCCGCACCGCCAGCGCAGGTGGCTGTGACGAAAAAGAGTAACACTGATTATTTAGATACCTTAGCGCTAGATACCGCCAGAGAAATCATGTGCGACGTGAATCGACGTGCTGACTTTCTCGGCGGTGATATACAGCTGCTCTCGCGCATTCAGTGCCGCATAGATGAAGCCTTCCGCGCCCCTATGCCCAAAGCCGAGCCTACTGACCAAACGGCAGCAAAAGAAAAATTGCTAGACCTGCTGCAGCGCGGTATCAACTTTCAAAGCGCTGAGATACCTGTAAACGCGACTTCAGCTCCTATGCAACCTCTTGAGTTTGATGATCGTGGAACACTGCGGTTTAAAGAAAACAAAATTGTCAGACGGCTTCTGGATTACTCAAAACAGAGGGGCTACGGACTTAACGAGATCGCTCTTGAAGATTTCACTGACGACGATCGCATGCAACTTGCTCAGCTCATTGGCTATAGCCTAAGCGGGTATGGAGAACTGTCGTACGTGTCTGATGAATCCTGGGAACGGGCAGCATCCGCAGCACCTGAGCAGGAGGAGTGATGCCCAGCAAACTGAAGCTGCGGCGCCAGCGCCGACTGCGTGAAGATGTGATCTGGTGGCGCGCTGAAGCAATGGACTGTAAAGCGCGCGTGCTGGAGCTGGCGAACCTGCTGGAGGAAGCCCGCCGGCAGCGCGTACCGATGCCGGTGCTGGTACCGGCCAGGATAATCAAGCAGGTGGCTGCGGCCACCAGCGAACCGAAGATTTGTATCAGCTGTAACGACGGTGCCCGTCACGGGTGCTCGTCATGTGCGTACCGATTGAAATAGCCGGTTGCAGCCGGCAGTGGAGAATCGCATGGTTGAATTACATGGCGCAAGCCAGTACGGAAAAAATGAAAATGACATCATTTCCGACTCAGATATTAAGAAATTAACCGGTTATGCAATCCCGTCAAAACAGTGCAATAAACTGCGCGACGCTGGAATATTTTTTATGACCAGACCTGACGGTCGCCCAAGCACAACTTGGGCACATTTTAATAACCCTCTGTCACATCGCAAAAGTGTTAAAGAGCACGATGGACCTGAGCCGAACTTTGGAGCGCTTGAATAATGCCAAGACGCCGTAAAAATAAAGAAGATGCATGGATGCCGCCGAGAGTATATCTCGGCAGATCTGCATATGAATTTCATCCAAAAGCCGGAGGTAACATCCGGCTATGCGATAAAACATCAACCCAAGCTCAAGTATGGGCAGCGTGGGAATCACTGATGAATCAGCGCCCGAATGATTCGCTTTTTGCTGGTCTGATTGAGTTATTTTTTAAGTCAGCAGATTTCTTTGAATTAGCGAAAGAAACTCAAAAAGACTACAAGAAATATTCTAAGAAAATCATAGATGTATTTGGGAAAATGCCTTCTGACAGCATTAAACCAGAGCATGTGAGGAAATACCTTGATAAACGCGGTGTTAAAAGCCGGACGCAAGCGAACCGTGAAAAGGCGTTTATGTCTAGGGTTTATCGATGGGGATTTGAACGAGGCTTTGTTAAGGGGAACCCAACTAAGGGGGTCAAACAATTTAAGGAGACGGGCCGGGATCGTTACATCACGGACGAAGAATACACCGCCCTGTACAGCGTGGCACCCAACGTCGTCCGTGCGGCAATGGAGTTGGCTTATCTTTGCTGTGCCAGGCAGAACGATGTGCTTGAGATGAAGAAAAGCCAGTTGATGGCTGAAGGCATCTTGATCAAGCAGAGCAAAACTTCGGTAGCTCAGATCAAAGCCTGGTCAGATCGTTTAACTGCTGCGATTGATATGGCTAAAGCGCTGCCCCTAAATCCGGGCATGAGTAGCCTGTATATTATCCATCAACCAACAGGCCATAAATATACGCGTGACGGTTTTAACAGTCGCTGGAGAAAGGCAAAAGAAGAGGCTCGTATTGCATATCCGCACCTGTCTTTTGATTTCACATTTCACGATCTCAAAGCAAAAGGCATCTCTGATTTGCAGGGGAACATTTACGATAAGCAGGCTATATCAGGGCATAAAAACGTTGAACAAACTGCACGCTATGACAGGAAGATCACCGTTGTGCCGGTCGTTGGCGGTCAAAAAATATTATGAATGGGTATTATGAAACACAGATTTCAGGCACAAAAAAACCACCTTTCGGTGGTTTCACGACACTGCTTATTGCTTTGATTATTCTGCTTTTTCCCCATGGTACCCGGAGCGGGACTTGAACCCGCACAGCGCGAACGCCGAGGG